CTCTGCCATCGTCGCGCACCATGCTCAAGCTAGTCGACGTATTGAAATGATTCAGCAAGACTACGAGATTGTGATTGCCAACTACGATGGCCTCAACTTGATTGCATCTGAGATCAACGCTGATGGTAGGTTTGACTTGGTGATTGTCGATGAAGCCAACGCATACAAGAACCCGTCAACACGCAGATGGAAAACACTTGCGTCAATCATTAAGCCAGAGACGTACTTGTGGATGATGACTGGTACGCCCGCATCGCAGTCGCCTGTGGATGCTTATGGTCTGGCTAAGTTTGTTAACCCAAGCGGTGTGCCCAAGTTCCAGACATCATGGCGCGACAAGGTCATGAATAAGATCAGCATGTTCAAGTGGGCTCCGAAGGCTAACGCCAAAGAACTTGTGTACGAAGCGCTTCAACCCGCAATACGTTTCACTAAAGACCAGTGCCTTGACTTACCGCCAGTCATCACAGTCACACGCGAAGTGCCGATGACACCACAGCAGGCTAAGTACTACAAGCTACTCAAAGAGCAAATGCTTTTCCAAGCTGCCGGAGAAACAATCAGTGCAGTTAACGCAGGCGTTGCTGTAAACAAGCTACTGCAAATCAGTTGTGGTGCCGCGTACACAGACGAGAAGGAAGTTGTGGAGTTCGATGCCGCGCCTCGCCTTGGTGTACTGGAGGAGGTATTGGAAGAGACAAGCCGCAAGGTAATCATCTTCGCTCTGTTCCGCTCAAGCATTGACACCATCGTCAAGCATCTTACCAAGCATGGCTATGCCGTTGACCAAATTCATGGCGACGTGTCAGCAACCAAGCGTGGTCAGATCATCAACGACTTTCAAACTACCGACAACATCCGCGTACTGGTGTTGCAACCACAAGCGACAGCACACGGGATTACCCTAACTGCCGCTGACACAGTTGTGTTCTTTGGCCCACTCATGTCAGTGGAGATGTATACGCAGTGCATAGCACGAGCCGACCGCAAAGGTCAAGACTCGGACAAAGTTACTGTGGTACACATTGAGTCAAGCCCCATTGAAAAGAAATTATTTAAGGCAATGAATACAAAAGTTTCCGATCACGCAATGCTTGTCGGCATGTTCGACAGCGAAGTAAAAAATATTTAAAGAAAGGAGTTGCAAATCAATTCAGTCGTGCTATGCTGTCAAACCATTGACAATAAAATAATTCAAGGAGAAGTAAATGTTAAACATAGATGATGAGGAACCTGCTCCTCAGGAAGCACCGACAGACGTCACTATCCCCATGGACAAGTTGGCGAAGGTGTACCGCAGGATGCAGTCACGCGTACAAGAGTTAACCGCTCAGTACGAGTCTGAGATCGAGGACATCAAGCGTCAGCAAGACGTTGTGAAGATCGCGCTCAAAGACCAAATGCTCAAGCTTGGCGTATCAAGTGTACGCACAGACCAAGGCACCGTAGTGCTGTCTACCAAGACACGCTACAACACACAAGACTGGGACTCCTTTAAAGAGTTCATCAAGGAACACGATGCGTTGGACTTGTTGGAGAAGCGTATTGCGCAGACCAACATGGCTACGTTCTTGTCCGAGAATCCCAGTCTAGTTCCCGCAGGGCTTAACTCTATGACAGAGTACGCCATTTCAGTTCGTAAACCAACTAAGTAATCAGGAGAATCATTATGAGCAATGTAGCTCTATTCAACCCATCCCAAGCCCCCGCGTTCGCAAAGAACCGCACATCGTTGTCACCCATGGCCCGAGCCCTAGCCGGTGGCGCAGTAGGTAACCGCACCAAGAGCATCTCCATCAAAGGCGGTGTGTTTCGTTTGAACGAAGGCGGCAAAGAGATTGCCGCTATCGAAGAGCGCTACCTCGACGTAGTCATTGTCAATGCCGCGCCTGATGTTTCACGCGTGTTCTATGCCAAGGCATACGATGGCGAAGTCTCTGCGCCTGACTGCTGGTCACAAGACGGCAAGACACCAAGCTCTGAGGCAAGCAACCCACAGCACAACAAGTGCGATGGATGCCAACAGAACATTGCCGGTTCTGGTCAGAACAATAGCCGCGCTTGCCGCTTCCAACAACACATTGCTGTAGTGTTGGCTAACGATATGGAAGGTGCGGTGTTGAAATTGACTGTGCCTGCCAAGTCTGTGTTCGGTAAAGAAGAAGGCGACAACCGCGCCTTGCAAGCGTACGCTCGTCATTTGGGCGCACAGAACATTGACCCATCTGAGGTCATCACGCGCATGAAGTTTGACACTAAGTCCGAAGCGCCCAAGCTGTTTTTCAAGGCTATGCGTTGGTTAACTGACGACGAGTTCCCAACCATTCAGGAACAAGGCAAGACAGACACCGCTCTTAAAGCGATCACAATGTCTTTCTCTAAGATGGACAGCGTTGCCGCCCCTGCACCCTTGAAGCTTGAAGGCAAGCGCCCAACTGCCGCGCCTTTAGGCGAGATGTTTGACAAAGACGAAGCCGAAGCAATAGCGGCTGAGAAGGCCAAAATTAAGAAAGCCAAGCCTGCCCCTCTGCCTGCCGAGGAAGAAGAGGAACCTGTAGTCCGCAAGGAAGAGAAGAAGCCCAACGCTGTGCCCAAGGCAAAGGCTGACTTGTCTGCCATGGTGGACGACTGGGACGAAGCAGAATAAAGGACTAAGGGGGCTTCGGCCCCCGCCTACACCATGTCCTATTCACCACAAGTAATTAGCGCAGTCAAGAAAGCGCCTAAGACGTTGGGTAACCAACTCGGGCGGTGGGCTGTGCATCATGACTTCTCTGCCATCAAGATAGCCAAAGTAACAGGAGCCTCTCGGCAATCTGTTTACAACTGGTTCAATGGCGGTGAAGTATTCGTGGCTTACCGACCATCGGTTGAAGCTATCCTTAAAATTTTACAAGCGTCCAGTACGGGCGACGAAGCTTGGAGACGAACATGCAAAGCATTCAACCTAAAAACTTAAGCGATGAAGAGATACTGCGTCAGGTATACCTGATGGGTAATGAGATGCTTCCAAAAGAATGGGTGGAAGAACTCTGTTCACGCCTAGCGGCGGCAATCGACAAAGCTGAAAACAAATACGACGAAGGCTTTGCTGACGGTTTTGCTGACGGCACAGAGCACGCAAACGAGTTCCCGCTAAATAAATAACCAAAGGATACACATGACATCCGCTGATTTTTTAGCGGTGGTTTTGCCGTCCGAAGGTTTTGGCCTGTATTGCGCGGTAGAACTCACAAAAAAGAAAGAGCATGTATATGCGGCAAAGATTGAGGAACTCATCCCGACGATCGAGCAGTGGCACGCCAACAACTACGACGTCTTCTATGGCGTAGCTACCTTTGACAAGAAGCGCGGCGCTGAAGAAGCTCAGTACCTCAAGTCGTTCTTTGTTGACTTGGATGGGTACGCTACCAAGAAGGCGGCGGCTGATGCGTTGATTGAGTTCCTGACAAGGTCTGGACTTGATGCGCTAGGTACGCCATGGGTGGTTGACTCAGGCGGAGGCTTGCATTGCTACTGGCCGTTGAAGGACGAGATTCCTGCGACTATATGGAAACCTGTTGCCGAGAACTTGAAGCGTCTGTGCAAACAGGAAGGCTTCAACATCGACATGACGGTGACTGCGGACACTGCACGCATCTTACGTGTGCCCGGAACTGCCAACAACAAGAAGAAGTACGCGACGCCACGCCCTGTGCGCGTAGTCCAAGAAGGCGACATCTTTGACTTCTCGACTTTTTCGCCACTTGTTTATGAGAAGTTGGAGGAGGTGCCGGTTGTTCACGCTCCCACGCTCAAGTTTGACCTCCCCGGCCAACGCCCCACGGCGCAGACACGCGGTCAGGTTAAGTTGATTCAAGATAGCTTCACGCTGTTTGGGAATTTTGAGAACCAGTGCGGTCAGGTTAAGGACTACATCGCCACAGCTACGGAGGACGGCAAGGAACCCATTTGGCGTGGACTTCTGTCTTGGGCAAAGGTCTGTGAGGATGGCGCAGAGAAGGCTATCTGGTTGTCGGACATGCACCCATACCCGCACGATCGGATGCACCAGAAGCTTTCTGAGATCAAAGGCCCATACGCGTGCATGAAGATGGACAGCGAGAACCCCGGAATTTGTACTAAGTGCAAGCACTGGGGCAAGATCACCAACCCACTGATACTGGGGCGCGAGATCAAGGTGGACAACACCGCCAAAGAGATCATGTTGTCTGCGCCTGCTGAAGAAGACTTTGACGAAGCCGAGCTTGACTCTGAGGAATCTTACGAGCCAGAAGATACGGGTTTACCCTTAGCACCTAG